CACGTTCTCCAGTAGCAATCATTATATTATTTGGCAATAACTCCATTATAATTTCTAGTAACAATCTTGAGTAGCTTGCGAATATACAATTGAGCTTCTTTTTCCAACTCATTACACCTTGACCAGCTTTTAGTTTAGCGTCATAACCCACTTTTAAATCATGTTTACCTTGTTTCTTATTAAAGAAAGTAACATCTTCAGATGTATTAGTTAAGACTTCCTCAATTTCTGCAATCGTAAGATGTGATGATGCACCCGAACCGATTTTCTTCTGCAATGCGATTAAATATTCTTTGTAATGATACATTTTACGTTCCGCAGTCGCTTTCTCTCTAATGACATTCGTTAATAACTTAATATCTGTCTTGCCAAAGATCAAGCGCGATAAAGTACCATATAATGTTTTGGACAACTTCATTGTATCCTTTGGACTGTGCTTTTTCGTGTTGCGTGCATAACGTGCTAGCAGAGTCTCCAATGCTTGCCTCCGATTGTTACTTTGCGCTTGTCTCAGAACTTCAAAATCACGTGCAATTTTAAAACTACGCACTTCACCAGTGGTATCGACAAACACATCGCTATTTACACGCAAATTACCCTGTTCAACAGCAGGTAAATTTAATGGTATAAAACGTGACACATAAGGAAAAATTTGATTTACAGGTGGTAATATTTCTCTTATTTCCGCAATCATGTTCTCGTTTGTTATTCCGAAAATATCATTGTCAACAACTTCATTCACGGCGATTTCGAGTGGTAATTCTTTATCAACATTGGGCATTATCACATCACTATGTAAACGATTTTCGGTTAACTCTTCGTAAACCTGCAGCATGGTATCCGTTGTATTAAAGAATTGTTCGATTTGCGAAGTATTACCATACCAGACCAAACTTTCTTTATGTCGAGTAAGAGCCACATATATATGTTGGTTGATATCCATCATACCTGTGTTTACTGCTAAATCATCACAGTAAAAAGCTGCATCTTTATATGTTGAACCTTCAGCTGAATGTACAGTTAATGCGCGATAACCATCCGCTTGCAATTCTTTCGCAGTCTGCCGATTCATAACCATGAGAGGACGTTTGTCACCTTTCTTTGGTTTACGACCAGTTGCGATATATACACTACGTTCAATTGTCGATGTTGTTTCCATATCAATACCGTATAATTTATTTACAACCTTAACCACGTCTTTCGGACAGCGATGACTGACCCTCATTGCGGTTTGTAAATCTAGATCTTTAAAATTGGTCGCAACACCAAGCGGAAATGATTTTGAAAAATCAATTGGTTGTATCTGCAAAAGATCACCCATAACGTAGATTTCTGCGTTTGGATTTAAAATACGTAATAGTGCAAAATATGCTAAGGGTTGCATTTGACATTCATCGTAGATTATTACATCTTTACGCTCGTCATTCAACAAGAGCTTATGTGTTGTAAAAACTCTTTTACATCCTTTAGTTTTTAAATCATCAGCCAACTCACGTGTTGGTGCACCATAATACGCTTTGTCACCGAAATGTTTCTGCATAACAAATGACTTCCCAGTACCTGAATAACCTATGAGTGCTTGCATTTTAAGATCACAATCGTTTATCTTAACCTTCGCCAATTTGTTGCGCAACAGTTTTAGAAGATCAATATTTTCTGCGCCTTTTATTATATCATTGTAGTAACAACCAATTTCCCTGGAATTAATTTTAACATTGATATTCTGAAGACCGTATCTCTTAATTATAGGTTTCAAAGTTTTAACACTTGAAGATGTCATAAACAAATACGTCTCAGATGATATTGGTGTTGTATTGCTCGCACGATATTGTGTAATTTTATATAAATCCGACAATTCCAACATATTTTCCATAGTGCCGAACATTTTAACCAAAAAGTATTTTGGTCGATTACGTCTAACAAGTTTGATAAGATCTTGATAAAAACCCTCACTATATTTGTTTGCGGCATCACATATGATTATTTGTGGTTCACTTATATTTATATCGTCAAAGTGCTTAAAATCATTGATTGTTTTAAAAGATTTAATAAAGTCTTTATGTAGTGTGTTAATCTCGGTGTTTGTTGTAACAGGTTTATATATCCACCCGTGTAACTTATTCGTAAAATTTTTGGACCATATGTCAACAAGCATACCAGGTGCAGCACTTATGTCGTGGCAGTTACCATCCGTCGGCCACGATTGCTCTTTGATCTTATCTATGAGTTCCTGATATTTAAGTAGAACGCGATCCGTACCCATCGCACCACCTGTGCGGTACCAATAATGTGCATTACCATATCTAAGTGTAAAAATTGGTGGGTCACATTCCTTATTGCATTCAGAAAGATCATGCGGTGCGTATTGGTGTGTAACATTTGTTTGAACATCTAAAACATTAAAATGAATTTCGAAAGCTTGTGCTAACTCTATCATAACATATTCACCATATGTATTGTTGTATACACCATTATTGATGTAATTTTTCTTGTCTGCGAGCAGGTAAGGTAAGACTCGTGGTTTTATGGACCATAAACCAGTGAAGATCTCTTGTCGATCCATTGTGATTTGGTAAAATTCCTTATATGCGGCCATAAATGAATCAACCATACAATAACCTTTTGCAGG